CGGGCGGCGGGTGGGGGGCGCGGACGCCGTCCTCATCGGTGACATCATCGCCCAAGAAAACCATGGCGGTGGCGCCGGTGCGCTCGCGGAGGGGTTCAAGCCACGTGCCCTTGGTGGCGGTGGTGGCAGAGAACTCGATGACGGATTTGCCGGCAGTGCGCGGGAAACCGGCGGTATCTAGCGCCAGACCCGCCTCATAGGCGGCCGCCGCCCCCCCCCGCCGGGCGGGCCCGCCGCACCAGGTGAGCCACCTGCGGCGGGTAGGGTAAATGCGCCGTTTGGGTCGTCGAGATGCGCAGATAAATACGGGTAGCTTAGCGGGTGCAGATGGGTACCATTAGCTCCATTTAATGCCCCAGTCTGTCCTACACCGCGAGAAGCTACGATACTCGTCCGTGACGACACAGTCTTGTTGTACACAATGCTCGCTGGCTTCCCGGGCTCGGGTGATTGGGAGGATGTGCCGCCCCTGCCGCCCGTGGGGACGTCGATACTAATGCTTGAGCCTGGCTGGATTTCCACACCATCCATTTTGGTGTCACCGGCTCTGCCGCCTTTACCAGTGGAGCCGTAAGCACCCGCGCTGCCACCGGCACCGCCGCCGACGAGAATGTATGTCATAAACGACGCCCACGATGGGACGTTAAGGGTGTAGTTTCCGGGGCTGGAGCGTGTGTATTGGGAACGGCGGTTCCAGATGAGTTTGTCGCCTGCTAGCAATGCCCCGGCTTCTACAGTGCCTAGACGTACGTCCGTGATGTCACTCTGATTCACTAGTGGCATGGGCTACCTCACGATGTAAAGCGTGTTCGAGTCTTTACGGCCAATGCGGTCATACTCCGCCTTCGAGCCTGTCCAGAATGAACCACCAGACTCCAGCGCACCTACGCGGTCACGTACCGCACTGACTTCCTGTTTGGTTGCCAGCCCTGACGTGTCCACGGTGACGTTCGAGACCTGCTCGTCGACGTAATTTTTGTTGACGACATGATTTGCCTCTTCAGGGTCACCCTCGACAGTCACCCACCCATCATTACCAGTGACGACAACCCTTCTAGGTAAGGCAAATCGCCCAAACCCACCTATTGTCGACGTAGTACCTTCTAGGGAGCGTGAAAGGGCGTCGAGTACCGCCGATTTATCCTGCTTCCCATCAACAGCGCTATCTACGTACTTCTTATTAGCCATCTCAGATAGCTGCTCTACCTTGGCGTACTGCTCAAAATCAATCCCGTCCACAGTGCCTGGTGGGCCCTTTGGGCCACGCTCACCCTGCGGGCCAGTCAGATGTGGGGACTGCTTGCCATTGACAATGACCTGGTCGCCGTCCCACCGTGTAGAGTCCGCGATTTCACGCACTTGCTGCGCCGAAGATTCTGCACGGCCAGCCGACGCTTCCGCCGCCGCTGCGTGCTCCCCAGCGCGACCCGCATGCCCCTCAGCCGTAGACGCATGCCCCTGCGCGGCATCGCGGGCCTCTTTCGCCCCGTCCCACGCCGTGCGGGCCTCCGAACGTGCACCCTCTGCACGGTCAGCAGCACGCCCCGACTCCTCCGCAGAAGACTGAGCACGAGACGCATACCCCTCAGCCGTCGAAGCAGCACCCTTAGCTTCCTCCGCCGATGATGCGGCAGCCCCGGCCTGCTCACGCGCCACCGATGCCTGCTCACCAGCTATCGAAGCGTGACCCTGGGCGGAAGACGCTTCCTCCCGCGCAGAGTCCAGCGCCTCCATCATCTCTGCCGACAGGCGCTCAATCTCGCGCTGGGTGGAATCGTCCACAATTTGGGCGGCGCGCACCACATTCCGCAAAGACTGGGCCTCGGACTCTCCCACCACAATCGGCACCGTATCCACAGCCCGACCCTGCGAAATCAAAGCCAGAACCGCAGGCCCCGGCAAGCACGTAAAAGTGACTTCCCCCTCATGAACGGGGAACCGGTCATTCCCCGTCGTCACCACGCCACTGTCATGCGTACGTACCTCACGGGCATGCAGCCACACCTCCGACACCTGCGCCGCACGAGACGACACAAACAACAAATTGCCACTAACAGTTGGCATTATTCCTCCTCAATCCACGATGCACGACACACAGCCGACTGCACACCACGAGACGCAGCACCCGACGCATCCGTACGAACCTCAAAAACCACACGCTGCCCCACACGCAAATCACGCTGCACAAGGTCAGCCTCACGCGAACGCACACCATTGCCCCACGGCCCAATAGGCCCGAAATCAGTACCCGATGAATCCGACACCACCGTGCCCCCATCAACACGGACGCGGAAATCATAATTAGCGCCACGGTGCACCGCAGCCCACACCACACGCGTCTGCAGCGTATAGCGTCCCGCATTCAGCACATTAAAAGCATCGACTTGCACCCACTGATTGTGCTCGGGCAGAAAATTCGTGCGCTCCAACCTGACGGTGCGCACACGGCCGGCGTCCACGCGGTACCACACAATGCCGGACGATCCACCGATACTAACGGTGCGATTACCAGCAGAAACAGTCAAACTCAAAGGCTTGGTGACGGTCTCATTAATATAGCCACTATTCGTAGTACCGGAGATACTATTTCTTTTCGTGTAGGTGTGCATGCCGACAGCTGAGCCGACCCAATCACCCTTCGCAGACAACGAATACGAATCAGCTCCAAAAGTGGCGTCCTGTTGGGTGACATCCCAGTGCTCATTCGACCCATCAGCCAGCGAGAAAAACCGAATCCGCTGACTACGCGACTGCAGCTCCTGCTGCTGCAACCGATCCACCAAAAGGTCGCGGGCTTTGTTCGTTTGCTCAATCTCCCGCAAAGCCTCACGGTTCGCCTCCGACACAGCCTGCTGCACCTCAATCAAATCCCGGTTAGCACGCTGCCCCGCCTCCAAAGCATCATTCACCTTCTTCTGCGTCTCCCACAGCTTCGTATTCAGCTCAATATACGCAGGAATCAGGCCAGGTTGCGGGTCAGAATCCGTCGCCTGCAACTGCCGATTCATCCCCACCAACGACGCCAAAAGGTCAGAATCAGACCCACCAGCCCCCGTCAACACCTCACGCACAGACCCCACATCAGACTTACGGGCCTTGCGTTCCTTAGCGACAGACTCCACCCGCTCCCGCCGCTCCTGCGCAATCGTGCGCTCAACCTCACGATTCGCCCGCTCACGAGCAGCATCATCACGCAACAACTGCCCACCAACATGCACCCGGTAATCCACCACCGCGCCGGCCTCCGCCACGTCCTCAATCGACGTCACCGGCGACAAAATCGTCTTACCCCAAATAAGCACCGGCACCACATCATCAACATCGAAATCGACACGCGGCACCAGGGCACCCAGCCCGGCGCGGGTAATCTCCCGCTCAAAGAACACGTCCCCATCGACACGTTCAGCGGCTTCTTCAAGGACCTGCTCAACATCAGACTCGCCACTAAAAGGCATCGGCTGGCCCTCATTGTCGAAATCCTGCGCCGTGATAGACACGTTGGCACGCACAAACCTGCGCCCCATACGGCCCGGTGGTTCCTTCAGCTTTAAGGCGTAGCCAAAATCCCTATCATCAGGCAATTCAGGCCGCTGCTCCTCCGGTACTGACTCCGGCCATTCCACAGCCCAGCTCCCATAAGAAAAAGCGGCCAAGTCACGTAAAACCGTGACCTCGCCACCATCAGCAACCAACGGATACATCACTTCTCCTTAATGCGACGGATACGCACAACCTGCACCGGATGCGCCCACGACCGCACCTCAAAACGTTCAGGGTCACGAGACACCCGCACCCGCACCGGCGTATCCCCCGGCCACCACAACGACACCTCAATACCAAGCCCCGCCGAGCGTGCCGGTTCCGCCACCGTCTCCAACACAGGGTCATCATTGACACGAATCAGCACCTGGCCGGAATTATCAACCGAAGAATCAAACTCCACCACCGCATGAGGGTCATCACCCCACCCATACAATGCGTTAACGCCATCGAAAGAATCTTGGATAAGGCGACGAATCGTATCCCGCGCTGACCCCTTCACCGTGTACCCGTCCGCCTTAGTCGCAAACGGCACCTGGGCCAAAACACGCGGCTTAGAATATGCAATCCCTGATGCGTCCGTGTCCCAAGTCTTGAACTCTTTGCCTGCCCACTCCACGGGGATAGATGGGCATGGCCATGCTGCTAATCCATCGACCAAATCCAAGCCATGAATCGTGAGCACAGACGGGGCATAACGCCCCTCAGCAACGGTATGTGTCACATACGCCACACGGCGTTCCCCGCCGCGGCGAATAAGGCATAGCATGCGCAATGCACCAGTGGCCGGCACAAGTCGGCCCTCGTCACTCGTCTTGCCGAGCCCCTCGCCAACAAGGTCATCAACAACCCTATCGCCAAGTGTCACGTTTACCGCGACCTCTACCGACGATGCTGCCAGCCGCGTTTCTGGGAAAGATACCCGCGATACTTGTCCGAGCTCATAAAACGGCAAACCGTCCTCATTAAGAATGCCGAGCCACTGGCCCTCATCCTCCACAACCTGCTTAATGTGTGAGCGCCACTGCACTAAATCCATGGGTCAAGCACCCCCACCGACCATTCCAGCCTAGCGTCACCGGTAAGCGTGTAATCGCGGGTTGCTGCCACTGGCACCATCTCCCCTACCGCATCAGTAGAGATACTCTCGCCCGTGGCTTCGTTGACTGCCCGGCCACTCGCCCGGCGCGACAACGACAGGCGATGTGGTGTCGATACCGTTGGAAGTGTGAACGCGGCGCCTGATGGGAGGGTGAGGCTGCAATTTGCACCATTCCAGATGATTTCGGGCCATACTGCAACATCACCCCAATTCGTCACACTGACTTTATTGGTGGCAGAAGCACGCGATAGCCACACGCCACCGTCAGCAATCATGCTCACTTCAAGCCGCACACCAACCTTCGGCACACGGCCCGGCGTCGGCAAAGACGCCGCCAAGCGGCACGGCAACTCAAGAAGACTACCATCATCAAGAATCAGCGTGCCCTGCTCACGGGTAGAGAAATCACGCCGCACTTGCCGCCACTGCTCTTGGCTAAACACCACAAGCGTAAACGAGCCATCCATCTGATGGATTACACGGTCACGAATATCAACAGTCGCACCCGGCAACCCCACCGAAGACACAGGCATGTCCTCAAACTGAGCGACAAACCCCGTCAGCGTATCCAGCTCGATAAACGGGCCACCATCAGAACCATGAAGAAACTCGTACTCGTTGCCAGTCGGCGACAAATACGACAATGAATACGACACTACAATTCTCCTCTACCTCTTTAGCGACGCGACGCCACAACCTGCGACGCCGAAGCACGTGGATTCTCCAAACGTTCCACGCGCACACCCAACTCGCGCATCGCATCCTCCAACTGAGCACGTGTAAACGACTCGCCAGAAATATGCACAACCCGATTAGGCTCAGCAGACATCTTCTTCAACTCGGACGCATAATCCGCCTGGTGCTGCGCAAGGTCAGCAAGAGCTTTTCGAATATTCTCATTATCCGTGCGCCAGTACTCTGCCCACGTCTTATTAGAATCCTGCTCCTGCTTCAGTCCCTCAATAAGCGTCTCAAGCGGGTCGTTCTTCCTGCGGTATTCAACCTCGGCAAGATTCTTTTCCATCTTCCGACGCATCTCCGCCTGCTCGGCCTTCAGATCAATCAGATCATTCTCGAACTCCATCTGCTCCAGGGCACGCGAAGCGTCACCCAAAGCAGAGTTCTTTATCGTCTTATCAACCTTGTCGCCAGCACCGAAGAATCCCATCCAGCCCGCAGACTTCACGGCCTTTTCAATATCCCGGCGCGTACGCTTGTCGAAGCTCTGGAACTCCGGCATGGCCTCTAGCTGCTTAAGCTGCTGGTCAATCTGCTTAATGCGACGCTGGTTAGCCGGCATTGACGTAAACCAGTTCACGGGATTCAGCCACGTCTTCAAGCTAGCCTGGTCAGCATTCAACGATGCTTTTTCAGCCATCAAGTCGGCATAGCGTTGCCCAACCGTGGCACCAACTTGATCCATGCCGAATGCTTGGCCTGATGCTACAGCCAATTTCTTCGCAGCAACCTCAAGGTTCGCCGTCACATCGTTGAGCTCAAGAACAGCCAAAATGTGCTTGTACGATGCCTCAAGGTTGGCCCGCTGCGCCTGCTTCTCCACCAACTGCTGGTTGACCTGCGCCGCCAGCAATTCGGAATACAAAGCATGAGATTCGTCAGACCATGCGGCCATAGAGTCCATCATGTCCTCGTTGGCGCCAATCATGTCCCACCGGAATCGGTCGTATGCCAACGACAAGTCCGTGTAGTCCATCGCAGCCAAGCGCATGTCATTTTTGCGCTGCGCATCGAAATCGGCCTGCGCTTCTGCCAGCGTCTTCGTAGCCTCAAGCTGCGCAGTAATCCCATCCATCTGCACCATGCGAGCTTCACGAGCCGCGGCGGCCCACTCAATCTGCGCCATAGCGTGGTCAATAATCACGCCGGTGACAGATTCACGAAGCTTCAGCACCGTCTCATCCAATTTAGCGACAGCGCCCATAGCGTCAGAAACAGCTTCGAATGCATCAACGTGGGCTTTCATGACGCCCTGGATTCGGGCTTCGATGAAATCAAAGACCGCCTTAATGAGCTTAATCGCCATTGCAGCGAGCTCAATCATCATCGCGACCTGGGCCTGTCCCATAGCCGCAGCAGCAACTTGAACAGCACCACGTGCCTTAGTTAAGTCCTGCTCAGCAGCAGCAACATCCTCTGGGGAGCCTTCCTTGCGGGCGCGAGCCAGATTCTTTTCTGCCTGCTTTACAGAATCAGCAGCATCAACCTCCGCAGACGCCGCAGACTCCATACCCTCGAAGGCACTAGCGACCCCACCAAACGTGGACTTAATGCCGTCAATGCCGATTAGAGAACCAATCCTGTCGGCAAGGTCAACACCTTCAACAACACCGATGTTTTCGAGGTACGCCCCAATCTTGTCGCCGCGTTGAATACTGCGCGTTTGAGCACCAGCAAACGACGCGTATCCGGTGAGGCGTTCTGCAACACGGTCACCCACGGCAGCGGCCAGGTTCTTATTTCCTGCGTTGCCGCCAGCGAACGCAACCGACATTTCATTACCAATACCGGCCCAATTGACGTTAGCGAAATTGTTCATCGCCTTCGCCAAATCAGGCGAAACCTTGGCAATCTGCTCAACAGCAACGGTTAATGCTGGGTCAAGCACGCGCTCGGGCTTACCGGACGCGTTGATAGCAATGTTGCCTGGTTTCAGGATGCCGCCGGTGTCAAAGATTCCGGCAGACCAACGACGAAGATTCTTCTTCGTCCTTTCGTCCTTTTCCCAGTCCGTAGCCAGTTTGGAGGCTTCGCCCCAATCTATCTGCTCCGCCTGGAACTTATTCTTCTCATCAACGGTGCCGACAGTAACGCCGCTAGTAGAGGTGGACTGCACGCCGGTAATCGTCTTAGACGAAGATTTCAGCGGGTGCCACCACACATCAGTGAACTGTGGATGACGCGAACCAGCCGCAGGGCCGCCAAGCTGGCCGTTACCGCGACCGCCGCCCATCTCAAAGTTGACCGACCGGCCCTGCGAGTCGAACAGTGTGCCCGCGGTGTGGCCACCCCAAGGCCCGCCATTGAAATAGCCGGTCTCGAATGCGTTCTTGCCCGGGCTACGTCCACGCTTAAAGCCGTGCTGGCCCAGCCAACTGCCTTGCGTGCCGGTGGCGAACTTGCGGCCTGCGGTGTTCACGCCAGCCACGAGTGCGGCCTCAGCCGACTGTGTACCGGAGCAGTCACCCCAGTTGGCGTTCAGGCCGCCGCCCCACACGTAGGCTGAGCCTTCCAGTGGGCGTGGCGGGCGTGCGCCATTGATGCTTTCGCCTTTGAGGAAGCGGTAGGCCTGGTCGTAGGAGACGACGCCGCCGTTGGCGTAGCGCGGCAGGCCAATATCGCCCTGCTGGCCATCAACCTTGCCGCCATTAATCGCGGTGAGTAGTCGCCAGTTCTTGCGCGTAGCTTCACGGTTGACGATGAACTCGCCGGGTTCCACGCGGGCGATGGGTTGTTTCTTTTCTGACGACCAGCCCAAAATTGGGTCACGTTCGTTTCGAGAAATACCCGGCACGCTAGGCAGTACACCGCCGCGGGCGAACGCCGGAACAACACCACCCAGATGCAAACCTGGTACGAATCGTTCCAGGTTATCGGGGATAACCGCCCGAATAGCATTTTCAACCATGCCAGCAGCGTTACGGATACCTTGAGCAAGACCACTAATAATGCTGCGGCCTGCATCCAGCAGCCACGAACCAGCGTTAGCGAACGCGCCCTTAATCTTGCCCGGCATGGCCTTAAAGCCATTAATCAGGTCATCGATACGCCCCTTGGCAACGTTCACCATCTTGATGACGGTGTCCTTGAACGTATCCACGATGGCGCCAGCAGCGTTCAACGCGGTAGTCACCACAGAGCGCAGAAGGTTCCACGCACCTGTGAAGATACCGGTCACCAGGCCCATGATGCGGGAACCAAGCTCACTGAACCGGTTACCCAGGTTGTCGAAATTACCCGTCAATACGTCAGCAACAACCCCGAATACAGACTTCATTACTTCCCACGCAGGGCGGATAACGCTATTCCACACCGTGGAAATAACAGAGCCCATAATCTGGAATGCGGCACCAACCACAGTGCCAACAATGCTGGCAACAGCTGGGAAAATAATCTCAGCTACCTGCTTAAACGTGTCAAACACCGGCTTAATGACACCATTCCACACTGCGGATACAGCATCACCCAAAGCAGTCCAGGCGGCAGACACAACCTCACCCATGACAGTGAAAGCCTCACCCATCGTTTCCACAATGGGCGAAATCCACGTCTCATAGAACTCGCCGAAGCCCTGCGTAAATTCAGACCACTTATCCTGCATGGCCTGCCACGCCTCAACCGCGAGCTCTTTAGCCCCAGTGAATTTCTCACCAATAAAGTCCACAACCGGGGCAATCCACGTTTCGTAGAATTGGCCGAATCCGGTGGTGAACTCGGCCCACTTCTCCTTCATCAGGCCCCAGGCCTCAATGGCAACGTCCTTGAGCAGGACTATCTTGTCACGCAAGAACGTCATCACAGTAAAGATGGGCGAATCTTCACTAAGACCAAAAGCTGCGGCCAAGTCCGTAGTCTCACCAGTCTGGAAGAACTCTAGACCACCGGCGAAGATTTCTTTGACTTTGTCGATGCCCGCGGTGATTTTCTCGACCGTGGCGTCCCACGCGGCGGAAATGGTGTCACCAATTTGGGAGAAAATAGGCCCAAACGTGGACTGTATCCAGTCAATACCGGCCTGGAATTTCTCAACGAGCCAATCCCACCCGGCGCCGATAGCTTGGGTGAAAGACTCCCAAATTTGCTGTCCCCACTCGGTCTTGGTGAAAAACCACGTTAATGCGCCGGTAAGCAGTGCGAATCCAGCAACCCACGGGTTGATGAACTTGATGGCTTTCATTGCGGCACGGCCAATCGTGCCAAAGGCCTTACCGACAGGACCAAGCACTTTACCCATACCGCCGAAGGCTTTACCCGTAGCGCTGGCAGCCATGCTGCTTTTAGCCAGACCACGGCCCGTCTTAGCAGTGGCTTTGCCCATCTTGGATACAGCTGGGTTAGCGGAATTAGCGCCCGACATGAGTGTGAGCATTGCTTCGCCAATCGAGGCGCCCTTAAATGCGCTGCCGGCGAACTTTGCTGCCCCGCCCAGGTTCTTAATGATGCCGACGGCAGAGCCCACGGGGCCTGCAATGGCGGACAGTCCCTTGAATCCAAGGAATGCTGTAACTACGGCCTGCACGGCCCCCGGGTTCTGTGCAGCAACGTCTGCAATCTTTTCGACCAGAGGAACCAGCACAGACGAAATGAGAGGCTCAAGGGCGTTGAGTACGTCTGCCAGCGCCTGCCACACAGCAACACTGACGGATGCGGACACTTGCGCCAGTGAGCCAATCAGGTCACCTAACGCGGGTCCAAGGTTTGCCGCCGTGTCCTTAAGAGATGAAAACGCGTCGCCTAGTTTCTCCCAGTTCTCCGGGTCAACAACAACGTCTGTGACCTTAAGCGCAATATCGCCCAGCCATTCTGCAAAGCCAGCCATGGCCGGGGTGATTCTATCTTCAATTATCCCTGCAAAAGACTCAAAAGCAGGCCCGAGCTTTTCGCCCACCTGCTCCATTGCAGGCGACATGGCCTCTTCCATGCCGTCAAAGACTCCACCGACAGCAGAAAGCAATGCCGGAGATGCCTCATACAGTGGCTTCAACAGCGTCTCGCCGAAACGGCCCATGGCAGCACCCATGTTCATGAACGCGCCGTCGAACGTTTCGGCCATCTTCTGCGCGCCGCCGCCGACGTACTCGTTCATCGCTTCCGAGAACGTCTTAAAGTCCACCTCGCCCTTAGACACCATGTCGGCGATGTCTTCAGATGCGACCCCCATCTTTTTCGACAAAATGTCGTAGACAGGGATTTGTCGTTCAAGCAGCTGGGCTACGACCTCACCATCAAGCTTGCCCTTAGCTGCGGCCTTACCGAAGATAAGGCCCATATCCTCCATGGACGTGCCTGCTACCGAAGCGGTATCGGCTACGCCCTTAAGGACAGTCTCAAGTTCTTGGCCTGGCTTAATGCCAGATGCAACCATCGTTGCCGCGGTGCCAGCAGCTTCACCAATACCAAACGCGGTGCCCTTTACCGACGCTAGGGCGTTATCCATGATGCCGGCGACATCAGTGGCCGAGTTACCCAACGCTTCCAGCTTCTTTTCCGCGTTCGAGGTTGCGTTCAGGCGGCTAAAGCCTTTGGCGATAGACCCAGAAAGGGCTGCGCCGGCAGCAACACCTACCGACGCGGCCCCAACCTTAAGGGCCTTGCCCATAGCGTTCGACAGGCCAGTGCCGATGCTCGTGCCCTTCTTCTGGACAGCGGGTTCAACATCACCGAATGCAGATTTAATCTTCGGGGCAATTTTTGACGTATCTGGGATGATAGTTACCCATGCGTTCGCGAGTTCAACGCCAGCCATAATTAAATCTCCATTCAGTAAGTGTTGTCTATGTCCACCCCAGCCACTCGTTTAATTCGTTCAGCGGGGTGGGCTCACCGCGGAATACGCCGGATTCATCGTCTGAAAATGGGTTGCCTTGCGGCCCCTCTGCCACCTCTGGGCTATGCGGAGGTGCGGTGGTCGTGTCCTCGGGGCGTGGGAATGGTTTCGGCTTGGCGCCCTTGCCGCCGCCGTTTTGCCAAATGATGCCCTGTACAGCATCAAAAATTAGGGCCTGCAAGTGTTCCTGCAAGCCCCACTGGCTATCCCCGCCTGTCACCTGGATAGACAGTGACGAATCAGGAAGCGGATGATGCACCAGCGCAATAAGGTCACGCCACGACATACGGTCAGTGCCGTCACCAATCCACCGCAGTCGCAGCCCCATGCGAATAAGGTCAGCTTCTAGGGCTGCGAGCGTGTCCTCGTCCTCAAGGAGTTGGACTACTTCGAAGATTCCCCCAAATCCACATCCTCGGAGGATTCAGACCATCCACTCATAAACGCGTTGAAGTCACGCATCGACAGGTTCTCAACCTTTTCGAGTTCGTCCTTGTTCAGGGCTGCTTCGAGGAGTGCGTCGCCCTGGGCTTCGCCGTCCCCGTCGAAGTCCTTGCGAATCTTGCGCATCTTCTTATAAGACAACTTGTCCAGCATGTAGTGGACGTCGATGGTGGTTCCGTCTGCTGCTTCAAAATGGAATTTCTCGAGTGCCATAGTGGTTTCCCTTTCTCGAATTGTGTTCGTGTAACAACTGCATAGTGGTTCGTTGGGTGGCCCTGGGGTGAACCACTATGAAAAAGTCCCCAGGGCCGTCGTACTACTAGCTCTCTTCGGTGTCGCCCTCGCGAGGAGAATCCTCTTCACCGCGCCCGTCGCTGGTTTCCTCAGCGCCGCCGGCGACCGCGACACCATCATCATCAGCGCGCTTAATCAACGAAATGAGCTTCTTGTTATCCACACCGAAGCACTCCAACGTGGCTTGGTACTTCACCACGTCAGAACGCACGTAAGACACATCGCCAACCTCAGTGACCTGCGCATCCGGGGCAAACACCAAAATGCGGGCACCATTGCCGCCCTTGATGTAGAACGCAATGGAACGGTGCGGAAGCTCGTCCGCATTATCAACCACGCTGACAGTGTCGCCGGAAACAGTGACGTTGTTCTCACCTGCAATCATCTTGAGCACTTCACCATTAGCGCCCTCCATGAAAGTCAGCTGCAAAGTCACCGAGTGGTCAGACTGGGTGATAAGAATCGTGTCACCGTTCCAGTCCTTAATCTTCTCGGTCGAACGGTCAACGGTCTTAGTCACGCCGTCTTCGGACACGTAGCCAGCAGCAACATGCTCTAGGGAAGAATCCAGCTCCTTAGACGCATCAGTTGGGAAGTTATCCGACGTCTTCAATGCCGGGCCAATGGTGATACCACCAGCGGCCTGCACATCTGGAGCGCCAACGAGAACATTGCGACGATTACGCAAATCAGCCATGTGAGTCTCCTAACTCAAAAGAAAAGACCCTGCACCTGGCTTAGGTGAGGGTCGTGGTCATTGTGCCCGTAAGCTGCCAACGATGATGATTATCCGTATCGGGGTCTGGAAATTCCATCGGCCCCGATACTTCCTGCCACCACAGAATCTTTGGGTTACGGGCATAAATTTCATCAGCAAGGACGAACCGCAAAGCACCAAGCAGGTTGATGACTTCTTCCTGATTCGCCCCGTACACCTGCACCGCAATGGTCGTATCCTGCGAGTTTGGGGTGGTCATCTCATTAGAGGTGACATCCAACCTCACGAATAGTCCAGGCGGGCGCATCGGCACTTTCGTATAAATCGGAGCATCAAGACTCTCCCGCAGTGCCGACTGAAGAATCTCAACAGGAGTAACAAACAATGCTATTTACCCCTTAAGTGCTTTCAACAACGTATTATTCCGGGCATTGACAACCATGGCGCGAGGCGTATCCGTAAAGACGATGGCGCGGTAACGACTGCCGCGCTTGCCGCCGCGAACTTCTGCTTTCCACCCGAAGCCACGGCCCGCACGAGTGGCGATACCGGATGCTAAATCGTCAATCTCACCGCGTAATGCTGGGTCTTGACGAATCTTGTTGAATGCGCCCGATGACCATTTAAAACGAACAGTCATCGCGCATCACATCTTCTGAAACGTCAACCACTGGCCCGCAGCAAAACCAGCGAGGAAATCACGAGCATCCATTGAATACACAATCAGCGCCCCGTCCATGACCTCAACAGCGTTCGTGTCAAAATCCAACGGCTTAATCGCCCCATGCTCATCGCGGATATTAACCTGGATCATCCCTCTACCTTCTTTGCATTGACCACCACTAGGCCCGGCGCCCAGCCGTGCCAGCCGTGGTTATAGTCCTCAACGTTTCCCTGTACCTGCCACTGTGACCCATCCGGTAGACGAATCACAGAATCAGGTTTCGGTGCATCCTCAGGTCGGAAATGCACATGCAGATAATCAATGGTGCGCAGAATTGAATCGCCGGATTTTTCATCCGTGCGGTCTACCCACCATGACGCCACAGCCACCGAACGCCACACACCCTTACCAGGACGCTCATTGCCGAAGCGGTCTGTTTCAGGCTCACCCCGAACGAGTATGTCTACCTTTTGTGCTAAAGGAAACATGTTCGTGGTCCTCCCCCTTTTTCTAGTACGGGAACACCGTAAAAACGCGAGCTCGGTAGCCGCGTAGGCGCTGCTTGTCATTGGCCGATAGCCACACACCGGAGGTGGTGGAACCGGTTTCGAAGCCCATAGAACGTGAAAAAGGCCCAGCCGTAAAGGACGCGTTCGAGGCCCCCTCTGGAACCTGCATCCCATCGAGTTGTTCCTTATACGCCCTAGCCACCATGCGGGCGGCTACGCGGCGAATCTTTTCCGGTATGTGGTCGTCAAATGCCGTTCGGCAGTACGCACTGATTAGGTCGCCGGATTCTTCGATTAGCGCGGCAACGAAATCAGTGTCACTTTCCGGAATTGGCTGGTTGGGAAGCAGCCTTTGCACGTCGCTTAGTTCCGCTAGTTGCGGCATTCTTGCCACCCTTTCCTGCGTCTACCAGCGCGTCATCAATCGTGGCCCCATCAGGGACAGTATCGCCTGCTTGGAGGAATACTGGCCCTGCTGGGGTGTGAACTAGCACTGTTCCAGTGAGTGTGTTTTTAACCTGCAAAGTTAAGCACCTGCGCAACCATCGAAGCGTTCGGGTTCGTCATCACCGGCAGAGAAATACCATTGACGCGCACCCAGTATGCATACGGGTCGAACTCGATATTTACGCCGGCCACAAGACCTGGGGCGGCGCCGGTAGCAATGCCATACTCTGGGGCGTTTGCCTCAGCGGTGGTGCCGTACACGGTCTGGCCGAGCTCGTTGGTGCCTGCGGCTGGCAGCAAGAATACCTTGTCCGGGGACAGCACATTTTGCATCTTGCCGCCAATGTTTACCCGGCGAGTGAATCGGGTGAACGTCGGCAGGTCATAGGAACCAAGCAGAGCATTGAGCTCATCGATGGATACGACGTTTCGGGTGGCGTTGCCGCCAATAGCATCGCCTACCTGCTTGCTGCGCTGGAATGCGGAAATAACCTTGTTGGAAGCAAGGATAGAGCCCGGCAGAACACCGTTTTCGTCCTGGTACTTTTCAGCCCAAGCAATGAGGTCATCCAGTGGGGTGCCCTCGTCGGTGTCCCACTGGTTGGCGGCCTTGGTGGTCATGTCCTTCTTGCGGCCAAGGTCTTCATCAGCGTAGAAGCCGTTCTCGTTGATGGTGACACGACCGGTTTCAAGGACAGTACCGCGAATTGCTTCGATGCGGTTGAGTACCGCGGCGGTGGTGTCAGAGGCGACCTGTCCAATCTTCAGTTCGGCCTGCTCATTGCCTGCACGGGAACGAATCTGGTCGAGCTCGCCAACACGGTTCTTCTGCGATACCGGCGGCAGCTGGATAGCTACCTGTCGGCCACCGCGAACACCGCCGATAGACGATTCAGCGTCGTAGGAGCGGTACTCTGCGGCAGGAACCAAGCCACCATCGGCGATGGTGTACTTAGCCACGTCAGAGTCGGTCAGAGTGTCCGGGAAGTACTGCGACAACGATAGGTTGTTCGCGTTGATGTCCTGCTGGGTACGGCGGGCGAACACCGTAAGTTCAGAGGCAGAAATCAAATCATTGTAAAGCGCCATGGGTTAAACCTCCGAGTCTTCAGTTACACCTTCTTCTGCTGCCGGCTTAGTGGGGAAAGACAGCAGAGGCGGAACGTTGGTTAGCGTGGTGATGTCGAATGCCTTTTCTGGCAGGTGCTTAGGCCGGATACGGCCATGCCACAGCATCGGCGCGACCTGGAACTCACCGCGGGCGGGCTGGTCAGTGAAAAGGAACCCAGCAAGGGTGTCACCGGCGTCGGTAACGGGCTCGTAGGTGCCCTTTTCGTTCTTCTTAAGCGGCACACCAGATGGGATGGTGTCGCCGAATGCGCTGAATGCTTCCACCTTCAAGGTGACAGTCTGCGCTTCGCTAGTAGCGTGGGCAGAACCCAACCACTTCTGGTTAAAGTTGCCCAGCTTTTCGTCTGCGAGGATAAGGGACATGTTCTAGTTCTCCTTCTCTTTGTTGAACATGCGTTGGTACAAATCAATGCCGCTGGACTTTTCTTGCCCCACTTCCACCTGGCGTTGAATGCCGGCAGTCGTCTTCGGGGCGCGCTTATCGACAATTTCTTGTAGCTTGTCAGCAAAATCGTCGGCTTCACGGTCCAGGGCATCGTACGCGTTGCGGAACGCGATTGAGTCCGCCAGCTGTGAAATTGGCACCGGGTTTCCCGACTCAATTTCTAAGGCGATGAGGTCACGGAACATGCCGTTTTCGGCCTGTGCTTCGCTAAGACGCGATTCAGTGTGTTCGACGCGACTATTGAGCTCGTCGAAGTCCTGTTCTTTAGGTGAATTGTTATCCACCTGCTTTTTCCACGACTTAGCGCGCTTTTCCCACTCCCGGGAATGTTGCTTCCACTCGTTGGTCTCTTTAAGGACGTCTTCGGGGGATTTTCCGGGGAATGCTTCTTCCCACGGGTTCGCGGGGATATTGTCTTCGTTGGGGGTAGAAGGCGTTGTGGCCTCGTTGGTGGTTGCTTCCTCTTGGGTTGCTTCCTGGTTTACGCCATCAGTCATAGCGGTCTCCTTTGTTTTCCTTTTCGGACATGACTTATGAGCGCGACCACCCCACCGTGGGGCGTTCCCGCGCTACTAACTCGGCCTTTCCGGCTATTTACCGTGTCCCTGCTCGCGCATCATTTTCGTAACTTCAGACAATGAATGCGGCTTATCAGGGTTGATCTTGTCTAGGGCACTAATCGCCTTCCTGTACTCGTCATCGAACTTGTCGATATAAGACGGCGTGTTCGCATCGATATGCTTCGGTATCGGCGCCGCCACACAGCGGCAATGGTCGTGATACTTACTGCCAGCGGCTTGGACTCCACGCACCCGGCCCTGCTTGAGCCGGTAGCCGCGGTCATGCCCGTCAGAATAGTGCTTGCGCACTGTAGCCGCGCCGACATACAGTGCCGCCGATTCGGAACCGTAGACAGCTCCACGTGAAGCAAGCATTCGACAAAAAGCACACGCATCGGGCTGGGCCATGCGCGCATACCCTGTCTTAGTGTTCAACGCGTTCAGGTCCACAGTGTCGCGGTGCGCCCCAAAAATATGCTTCTGGGTCAAAAGCGCCATGCGGGATAAGACATCACGCCGGCCATTCGCATTTAACGCTGTACCCCATGCCACTTCGGTGCGTAACTGGTCGTAGGTTGGCATGTCAGCCGGGCGGGCGAAGTAAATATCATCCGCCATAATCTCGTCCCACCAGGTGGCAGTGAGGTCGCCGGCCACACCACCATAGGTGTTTACCAGAGCTTCGAAAGCGTCTGTCAGATATGCCTTACCAGACCAGGGGTCCATTTCTTGGGCGCGGTTGACGATGCTGATTAAGTCCCGCATTGCCATGGCGTTGACTTGCGTGAGCTGGTTGCGCATCAAGTCCCATTCCAGCTTATTGCCAGAAAGAACTGACACGCCCGCTAATACCGGGGCGGTCATTATGCTTCACCCCGCTTATTGGCTAACTCGTTGGCGAGCTCGTCATCATTGCTGTGTGATGCCGTTTGCTGCTGCATCTTTGACTCCACTAACTTGTTGAGCTTTTCGGCTCGCGCATTCTGACGAATCTTAGGACGTTGGTCATCAGGAATGCGTAGCCGGTCAAGCGCCCAATCAGAGGTTGGGTCAATGAACTGCGATAGCTTCATGATCGCATCAGCATCAGACGATAATGTTGGCGAAGCAGGGTCTTCCCAACGTTCCTTCACGTTGGTGGTGAACTCCTGCCAGGGGATACGATTCCCATTCAGCCATGCTGCCATCCACCCCACCCGACGTAAATCCGGGTTAATGAGGTCTTGCTGATTACGGCAACCCAAAATGAGCCGGTCGAGCCACGCTCTAATAGCATCCGCACTGGGCGGGTTTTCTGTGGAGAAACCAAGATACGCCACCGGGATACCAGTAGCCGACGACATGAGCTGCGAATACGTTCGTATCTGCTCAATAAACGGCGTTGGCGGCGACGATGAAAATTGATGCAGTTCCATCTCTGGTTCTCCCGGTTCCTCCGGCGGCGGCAACGTCAGCATAGAACCAGTCGTGGCCTTAAACCCGGCCATGACTTTCTCCGAATGAGATGGATTATCCGAATCCACGAACATGTCCATCGTTCCGTTCTTCAACCACCGCTGCGGGTACGTATAGAACTCACGGTTCAGCTCCATCCCCTCAAGGGTGCGGCACGCGGCAACGGTGTAATAACGCACCGGGCGGGAAATCATCGAACGGCCATACCATCGGCGTGAGCGCACACTGTTGCGAATACGCACAATCGACGGCATCCCCAAAGTATGCGGCACGAAATCATCTATCTGCCGCGAAGCGCCCGACACATAGGCCACACCTTCCGGCAGGTACATGACCGTCTGTTGCGAACCATCCATGAAGGTTCTCACCCTCATGCCGGCCACCGGGCGATTGTTGAGATTATCCCAAATAATCGTGCCCTCAGTCGGCGGCACCGATTGGGCCACCCACGTGCCAGAATCGTCTGGCTCCAAGGCAATGAACCCGATGCCAAAAATAAGGGAATCAAGAACAGATTCTTTCGCCGCCAATGACACTCCAGCAAGCTGCGTAGTCTCACTAACGCCGCGGTTACGCTGGTCAGCCCACCCAAGGAATCGCATGCGCTCCGCGTAAGAATCAACCACCGTAGCCGGCCAATCCGATGCCACATTAAGCTTCGAGGACAATTCCGGCGGAACGGCAATGTCCAGGGTGCCGGTGATGTACTCACCAGTGTAAAACTGCTCCGCAGTCTTGTTCGCCGATAACCGCGACAAGCGCACGTTATCCAGCGTGGAAAGATACTCATGGTGCGACTTGGAAAGCACAGCCATTTACAGCACCCCAATCTTTCTTTTATCAGTACGGTCTTTATTCTTCGTATAACCCAACGACACGGCCTCTGTCATCGCTCTAAATGCCAACATTGCTGCATAAGTGCCATCGATTTTGTCCGGCGAGTCCGGGTAAGCCTTATACAGCAAATAGCCCGAGCGCGTAGCACGCCGGCGGGCGTTCAGCAGGTGCCGAATAAGATGCGGCGACGGGCCTACACTGACTTCCTCCATGACAATCGCCTGGCGGAAATTCTCAACCCATTCCGAAACCGACGACGTTTTAGAACGTGGCCACGCCGCAATAGGCGAATTACGAGACGCACGAACACGCAAATACTTGCGATAACGCGCTTCCCATTCAGCAACCTGTGACTGCCACCCGGACGGGTCGGCGTAGAACCCGACGACGCGATACTTGCGGAAACAATCATCAAGCGTGGCTTGGACATCAAGCAGGTTGGGTTGCCAATCCTGCGGGTCATCCGGGCCTTTTTCCCAAATCTTAATCTCGCAAATATGCCTATCAGACGGGCGTGCAGCCACAAGGGCAGTCGCATCAGGATTGCCGCGCACGCGGCCACCGGAACCATCGAATCCCAGCACAATCGTGTCGCCGGGCTCTAACTGCTTCGAATCGTCTTTCACAGCACGAACATCAACCTGCGACAAATACGAATCCGAGGCATGAGTCACCTGGTTCAGGAAGTATTGCCGCGCATCTTGTGGATCAGTAGCAGGGTCGTAAATATCCGCCATAATGCGGTCAATATCTACCCAACCACCATTGTCTTTAGCAGAATCACCATAAGCCACCGTAAGCCCAGCACGTAATGATTCTTCATCAGACATATCCGTATCCGGCGGGGCTTCTTGATGATCCATCAAAAGGCCCTCATCACGCACAGTCCCTTCTTTAATGGACTGGGCATATTCAAACGACGCCTCCGACACAGACCCCGAACCTGGGCGATAAGCATTAGGAGTCTCAATTGATGTACCACCAGTACCCGCCAAGTTACGGCGAATAACGGCAGCCAAATTTACCCCACCATTATTGCGGTACCAGCTTTCAGTCTGGTCTAACGCCGCGAACACTGGGCGTTGCCCCTCTTTCGACGTACCTGCGGCAGTAATGTACTCAATGCGGCCTTGTGGTAAAGCCACAAACGTCTCCATTGGGTCAATCGAGTAATAATCCATGATCGGCCCTTGGCGAATCATCTGTAAGACTGGATCAAACGCGTTTCGTGTCTGGTCTTCATTTACCGCCGCAAACTGCACCCACGGGGTACGAACTTCCGACCATGGTTTACCTACAGGCTTGCCATCAGCATCCCACCCGTCAAAAACGACTGGGCCAAGCGCCTCACCGATGCCAAGTGCGCCCATCATTGGAGACTTGCCGTACTTCTTCGCACGACTAAACACAGCACGACGATAAACCCGCCGCCCTGTCAATGGATCTATGCGATAGAAATCAAGAACAAACTTTGCCTGCTCATTAGTCAACGTCAACGGTCGATAGTCTGCACAATCCGGCTGCGCCAACATGTCCGTGTAAAAATCGAGCATCGCCCACCCCAATGTGGGAAATTCGCCTGGATAGTCCGGCTTCCACGGCAAAGCAGACCACCACCTTAGCTATTTAAGAATCAACCGCTCGTAACTTGGAATAACGCTTCTTAGTGTCTTCTCCCGCCTGCCCTGAACGACGGCGCTCACGCTTATCATCAGCTTCATCGGCTGCCGCGAACTGAATACGCAACCGAGCACGAGACTCCGCCGTCGTGCCAAACATCTGGGTACGCAAACGGAGCTCATTAGCCATGCGCACATTGCCAGACCACACCTCAGCATGTATCAACGCGCAGTCCAACAATTCCGCCCAATCAACCTCGCGGAACTCTGATGAAAGCGGGTCATCTTTCCACATTTCCCACCACCGCACAGTCTGCTCTGGCCAATCCTCTCCACCTGGGCGAGACTCTGGCAACGGTGGCTGCGCAACAGGGTCAGACACCAGAACAGTCATCTGTGCTTCACGCTTCTTACGTGCGCCATGCCCCGCTAACTTATCCGCAGGCTTACCGACCATTCCCTTACCAGCCATCACAACCTCCTTAAATCAACGCTAATTGCTCACCACTGCCCCGGTTTTGCTTCACGCTATTGCACCCCAAATGCGAAGCCTGAACGTTCCGCATGTCATGTTTCCCGCCACACGACAACGGCACGATATGGTCAACCGACGCGCTACGCATATCAGGCCACTTAGCCCGCTTTGGGATTAGCTCCCCACAGATTCCACAAATCCATTTATCGCGCTCAAACACAGCTATCGGCTCCACATCTTCAACAAACGCAGACCGCTTGCGAGCGCGATAGCGTCCTCGAACCGCAGAAGCCTTATCGGGATTCTTCTTCCTCCATTGAGCCGAATAATGAGAACCACACAAACCGTAAGCAGTAACAGGACGCGAGCAACCATCCACAGAACACTGTGGTTGACTCATCGCGTATTCCTTGCGCGACACGGAACGACACTCAGGCTTAGAGCAAAACACATTAGCCTTACGCCTACTCATTTCCGCGCCGCAATTCTTACAACGCGGCCTAGGTGGCTTACTAGCCTCCATACGTCGCAATGAACGCTGATAGCTAGCCACATTAGACTCGCGGTAGCTCTCACTATTTCTGCGATAAAACGCAACCCGGCACGCAGAGGAACACCAACGACGAGGATTACGGCACCCCGACTGGTCAAGCTCAACGCCGCAACCACGACAGCAAGTAGGAACTGGCTTCTTATCAGCAGGATACCTTGACCCAACGATCCCCCTGACACGAAAAGCAGACGCTTTACTGCCACATGAGTCTGAACACCATCTTCTATTCCTGCGGACAGGCTTCGGCAATGCCGAACCGCACCACAAGCAGCACCCCGGGGCAAAACTGCCATAAGGGTATGTAACATTATCCACGTTGAAACTCCTTAACAGTTTCAGCCATGAGCCGGGATGGTTGCCGCCATCGCCGGTTCTTTCATTCATGTATCAATTTTTAGTTATCTGGATCTCCACGGTTAGGCACAGCCTTAGCAACATTGCCCTCCGGCGCGTCCGGTAGGTGGGGGAAGGGGTAATCCCCCTGCCCTTTTGTGAAATTCTTTTTCGATTATTATTTTTTTATCAGTCCGGGGTGGGTTTCTGCTGGATACCGGGCGCGGGTTTTTCTCCCCTGGTGGCCGGCGCGCATTTCCCCAAGTGTTTTTTGCTTGTGACATGGCCTGCAGAGTGTTTGCAGATTATCGAGGTTGTGTGTTCCTCCGTTGGCTATGTTGATGATGTGGTCAACTTCTAGATGTTCGGTGTTGCCACATTTTACGCATTGGTGTTGGTCGCGGTTTAGGGCTTGTTGGCGTTGTTTGTGGGGTGCGCCGCCTGAGGGGTTTTGCCACATGGTGTGTCTTTCTGGGTTTTGTGCCTTGTTCCAGTCGTGAGCTGGTGGCCGGCGCCTCGGGTTGTCGCTCAGTACACAACTTGGAGGGTGTACATGATGGTGAGGTGGCTACAAGGCTTGTAAAACGACGAATACCCCCAACATGATGTTGAGGGTTTACGTTCGTTTAGTGGGGGTTTAGTTTTCGCTCTATGCGAAGCATAGCATATGTGTGGAAAATATTTGCTATTTTTGCGGTTTTCTTTTCCTATGCGGTCGATGCTTCCTGTTTTATGTAGTCGATGATGTCATTGAGTCGATAGCAGCTCTTCCCTTTCTTGTCTCGGTGCGCGGTGATGTACCCGGCTTTACCCCAGTAGGTAATCTGCTTGCGGTCTATGCGGTGGCCGGTGGCTGCGGTGGCTGCGGCTGCGGCATGCGCGGCGGTTAGCAGTTGGGTGGATGATTGGGCTTGGCGGATGAGTGCGCTGGGTGTTTGTGGTGGATTGACCCACCGGTTGATTTGGCGGGCTTGGTCTTGCAGTTCTTGTGTGAGGTCTTCTACCCAAGCGAGTTGTGTAAGTTGGTGTGCATTCCATGCGATGAGTCGGCATAGTCGGGGGGCTGATAGGTCTTGGCCTGTGATGTGGGTGTTGATGCCATCTTTTCCTAGGGCATTGAGTGTGACTTCTCTTAGTCGTTGTTCCAGTGTGACGTAGCGTTCTATCCATAGCCAGTTTCCGGGGGACTTCGGGCCAAGTCCTTTCACACTATTGCGGGTTTTTATTTCGGGTGGGTTGGGGGTTGTGTGTTTGAGGGTTTGGAGTTGGTGGTAGTGGTGTTCGAGTTCGCGGGCGAGTTGGCGTAGTTCGTGTTCGTCTACCATGGGGTTCCTATTCGTCTTGGCACTTATCGGCGGGCGCTTCAATGAAATATGCGGATGGGTGGCCGATGATGGTGACGCTGCCGTGTTCCTCTACTGCTTTGGCGATATCGTGGCCGAGTTTGCGTTCTATTCCTGTGTTGCGGATGTAGGTGTGGCATTCGTCCAGTCGGAGGCCGAGCACCATCCCGAGGTACATGAGGATGGCGAGGCATACGTAGAGGAGGAGGTTCAGGACAGTGGTCACGCTTGGGTTGGCGATGGTGATGCCGAGACTCCAGATGAAGATGAAACCGATTATCGTGAGGTTGGTTTTGCTGCCCCGGCTGAATCTGTCCCAGTTTTGCTTGAACTCACTCATTTCGTTATCTCTTCCCAGTTGCTTTTCCATTGGCGGTGGGTGGGGTCTCCGTCGAAGTAGTACACGTCGGTCATGCCGTAGTGGTCGCCGAGGTATTCGGCGTATTCCCATTTCCCTGCTAGCGGCTGGCCGTTTGGTGCCCAGGCGCGAGGCAGGTCGTAGAGCGGGGCTACTTCGTCTAGTTTGGCGTTGCAGAGAAATGGGTGATGCCGTCCTGGCTTGACGAGTAGGACGCAGGGTACGCGTGGCTCTTCTTTTCTAAGGCGGGTGGGGGTTGCTGTACCAGCAATAATCCATTGTTCCGTCCCGGTTTTTAGTATTGGGTCGGTGTAGTCGCACCAATTTCCGACGCATTCGGCGCGTTCTTCTTCGGTCATGTCTGCGAGTGTTTTCATGCTTCACTCCATTCTGTGGTGTGGCGGCGCATTAGGGTGCCGGGTGGGGTGTCGAAATAGTGGGGGTCTTTGAAATCGCCGTTCCAGCTTCCGCGTGGGTGGAATTGGGCGGTGACTTCTTCGGTGTCCATGTCGGCGATGGTGTGTAGGGCGCGGCGGGCGTGGGTTTGTGGCACGCGGCCTGTGTATCGGTATTCTTCGAGCCAGCGCTCCGCTTCCTTAGGGGTCATTTTCATTACTCTTCCTTTTCTGCTTCTTCTGCTGCTGCGAGTAGGGCGAGGCCGATATTCCGGGCCATTTTTGGGGAAAGCCAACCGTATTCTGTGTAGGTGAAGTTGGTATAGACAGCCATTTCGTCATCTTCTACCCAGATGTCCCCAAAATGCCATTCAAGGGCCCCATCTTCGCCTTCGCTTGGCAGTGGTAGCTCTGGTGCTAGAAGGTTTGCGTCATGAAGTGCTTGAGCGTGCTCTTGGCAAGCTGTCTGGGCGGCATGTCCCTCCACCCCTGAGCGCTGGTAGAGAATATCAGCGGCTTTGCGAACAGTATCAGTCATTGGCTTCTCCTAGGATTGAGTCGATGTGGTCGAGTGCGTGGTCGGCCAAGTTCTGCTCTACGGGGGTGCGCATTGCATCGGTGGATATGAGTTCCCATGCATGTCGCATGGAGCTGAGCTCCAGCCTCATCCGTATGACTTCTTCCGCGAGTTGTGGGGCTGCGGTTGCGAGTTCGAGGTCTGCGTTTGTGCCTTTGGGGTGTTCGCTACTGTCGCCCATGTTGATGCACATGGTTGAGGTTTGCGTGTCGTGGGTGTGGGCGTCTTCTTGGCTTGGTATGTAGTCCCACGTCCCTGGTGTGGCCTGGTCTAGTAGTTGTTGGAGGTGGTCGGTGGTGAGGTCAGTCATTCCTTTCCCTTTCGATGAAGTTAAGGTAGGTGTTCCACTCTGGTTGTTCGCGGGTGAACTGGGCTTTTTCTTCCGGCGTTAATTCTGCGCGTGCCTGGAGGTCTACGCTTACGTCGCTGGCCAGCTGCGCTTGGGCGCGCTCGTCGAGAAGATCCCAGTTCGACGTGATCCACTCGGTAGTTTTCGCGGTGAAATAGGATTGCGTTTCTCGGCAGTGGCGTAGGGCACTGATGATGATGTGCTGGTCATTCGAGTGCAAAATGGGGTCGGGCATTATTCTCCCTCCTGGAGTACGTAGCGGCGGCCAGTCGGGGTGAGGTCTTTCTTAGGCACTCCCAGCACGATTCCCCCTGCGCTCGGTGGTTGCATGCACCTAATGAAGTCGAGCTCGTCAGAAACCATGATCATTCTGATTCCATGCTCATCTTCCGCTTCCGCCAGGTGGTGCTCATCGTCGTCCCACTCCACATCTGCCATTGTGGGTTGTGGCTTGGGTGGTAGGGCGGCGAGTATCCGTTTCTCCCATAGCGCGCACGCTACTGTGTCGCTACAGTATTCTGCCGCATTCCATGCCGCGTTCTTTAGCTCCTCTAGCGCGTTGTGCGCGTCGATGATTTCTTGGCGGGTGGGGTTTAGTTGTCCCATAGTTGGTCGTCCTTTTTGATGTCGTGTAGTTGTTCGTACCAGCGTTCTTGACTGTCGAATTTGTTTTCTAATTCTTCTTCGTCGGGTTCGTTCGTGTCGTCGAACGGGAATGGTTTAGCCATGGGTTAGTCCTTCCAGGTGATGGTGATGTGAGCGCCGGCGGGGTTGTGGTTGTCGGCGTAGTGCTTGGTTGCTTCGAGGTGGGTGACGCGGGAGTCGTTTTTGAGGATTCCTGCGGCCTCTAAGGCGTCGAGGATTGAGCGGGCTAGTTTGTCACAGTCGGGTTTGACGGCAGGAGCCTCATAGCGAGGCCGTTTCGGTCTTGGTAGGTAGAAGTCCATGCGGACGGCTGCGGGGCCGTCTATGGGGCTTCTGGGCCTGTTTTTGGCGGCTTGTAGCTTCACTGCTTGCATCCAGGCGGGGAGCTTCTTCGAAGATTCAATCATTCGCCCACCACCCACATGCCGCTTTGACCCCTTGGGGGCTGGGGTGCCCTGCACCCAAAAATCGATGGTGTTGGTCAAAATGGTGGCTTCTTTCGTGGCTTGTGGTCGCATTTGATGGCTGGGTTGCTGCCTTGCACCCACCCGTTCTCGTCACAGCGGCCGCAGGCATCAATGGCGGCGCGACGCTGCTTGCGTTTCGCGGTGGCCCGGTCGGCGTCTTGCTCGTGCTTCCACGCGTCGTTGATGAGCGTGCGGAGCAGGCCGGGGCCTTTGGGGGTTGGGCGGCGGTTGAACTCTTGGGTACCGGTGTTGATGGCGGTATCTGAGATTCCGGCTTGGCGAGCTCGGCGCGTAGCGTCCGAAAGCTCGTCGAGAGTGATTCCGCCAGCCTCACCCGGTGCCCCCTGATCACCGTTACTTGGCTGGCTATTAGTACCCCAAGTAAAGGACGGGTCGGGTCGGGTCGGGTCGGGGTCGAGGGACAGGCCTGGGGACTCCCTTGGGGACTCCCTTGGGGAGTCCCTTGGGGAGTCCCTTGGGGACATTTCCGTAAAGCCGCTGGTTGTGGGCTTTTCGTCTGTGTGATTCGTACGCTGTTTGCGTTTCTTTTGTCGTTCGATTTCGCGTTTTTCGTAGATCTGATCACGCGAGGGTTGCATGTCAAACCAATCATGGAATGCATAGCATTTAGAACCAGAATCGTCCCTGCCTTCAACCCACAATCCGTTACTGATTAACGATTTAATCTGCGCCGGGGTACCTCCAAGCGCCCGTACTCGCTTGGCTGAAATCACCCCATCGGTGAGTTGCTTCGCGCACCAGACGCCACAAGTTAGCCAGAGTCCACGGGCCGCCATTGGCAGATTTTCTACCTTTGGGTGGTCGTAAAAACCATCGTCCACTTTGAACCATGGCATGGCGTAACCCTCCTAGCGGTCATTGAGTTTTAGGGAATCTTCAAGCGCCCATAAGTAGGTTTGGGCGCGGTGAATGTGCTTGTGAATCTCCCGGAGTGTGTGGGGATTTTCGGCATAGGCAGCTTTGTTTGATGCTTCTCGTAGCCGGTGTGCAGCTTGCAGTTTGAGGTTCTCTTTGAACTGGTCAATGTTCATCTTTTTTCACCTCCTTTTCTATGGATTCAAATAGGCGTATAAGCGCGTCCAGGAAATCCGGTTGGGCGCAGTGAATGTCGCGGGATTCGAGGTAGGTGCGCATGTCTCACGCTGCCGATGAGTGGTCACATGGTCACCTGCTTCAGCACCCAAATCAGGGCGTAAATCGGGTGATTAGGGTCAGCCACGCCACCGTCTGGGGTGTAGGCGTAAGCGGTGAGGGCTTCGATTAGGGCATTAAGCATGGGGTTTCACTCCAAAGATCCAAAGATGGGGTTACGGCGGGGGCCATTTTTTCTTCAAAAAGGCGGCAAAAATCTTTCTTGATCTCAAACCCGTATCCCCGACGGCCTAGGTTTTCCGCAGCCACCAATGTGGATCCACTGCCAGCGCATGGGTCGATGACCACATCGCCGGGGTCGGTGAATAGCTCTATGAGGCGTTCAATGAGGGCGACGGGCTTCTGCGTGGGGTGAACCTTGGGGATGTGTTTGCCGTCTTTAGCCCAGGGCTGCACATTCATCACCATGTGGCCGTGATTGTTGAATTTCGGTAGCTTGTCGCGGTAGAGGATTAAGGCGTATTCCGCGTTTCCTACCACCCGCATGTTGGCTTTCAATACCTGCGGTGAGCTGGGCTTATGGAACACAAGATTGATGTAATTCTTGAACCCGTAGCGCCTGGCTTCCTCAATGAGGGGCACTTGCTGCTCGAATGAGCAGAACACAATCATGCAGGGCGCTTGGCCTTTTTTCTTCGGTTCCGGGCGCAGCATCTTCGACGCGAAATGCATGAATTCCGGCACTTTGAAGCTTTTATCCGTGTCAAAGAATTGCTTGCCCGCCAATTCGGATTCACCGTTCTTGTTGTCGCCGCCTATGTACCAGGCCGGGCTAGAGCCGTAAGCGTTAGCGCCTAGGTTGTAGGGGATGTCAGCTAGGATTAGCTGGGCTTTTGGAGTGTTATAGCGCTTAAAATTCTGAAAATGGTCATTAAACAGTTCCATGGTCGCTGCTCCCGATTCCGTTGCTGCCGCGTTCACTGTCCGCAAGTTGGGCGACTTGTGTGGCGCCGGCGGTGTTTGCGGGGACGGTGACGAGTTGGGCGATGTATTCGCCGGGGCGTATGTTTTGGCGTTTGTGGCCGGTGTTGTGGAGGCTGATTAGTAGTTCTCCGCGGTATCCACTGTCGATGATGCCGGTACCATTGGATAGAACAAGGTTTCGTTTAATTCCGGTGCTGGAACGCACAAAAATCATGCCCACATGGCCGTGCGGGATGGCGACATGCACCCCGGTTGATCCGAGCTTGTGACCACCGGGTGGCACGGCAAGAAAATGATTGAGGGCGAGGTCTATGCCGGCATCGCCCGTATGGGCGTGGCGAGGTGGCGTGGCGCCTTCATCGAGCTGGTAGTAAACAGGCATAAATAAGGCTCCTATTTATTTTGTGTAAAGAAAGGCCCCCGCGGGTGGACTGTTGAGGTCCCATGCGGGGGCTAGTTGTCTAGTAGTTGTCGTAGGGCTGCGGCGGCACATTGTGGCACCACCCCGTTGCCTAGAGCTTTTATCTGCTGATTGCGGGTCAATCCTGGTACCTCGGTCACCCACCCCGCGGGCAAGCCCATCATCCATTCAATGAACTCTGGGTTGGTGGCTGCGCGTGATTCCGGGAATCGTGAGTGCAGCTGCCGGTCGGGGTGGTCGATGACGATGGGCGGTGGTTCGCGGCCGGTGAGCATGGCCCAGGTGAGGATGGCGGGCGCGGTATCTCCCCATCGCAGTTTCATCTCGTGGTTGATGTCGGCGGCTTGGTTAAGCCCGGCCAGTGTGCTGTGCAGGTCGTTATCCCAGGTGATTTGCGGCGCTGGTCTGCGGGTGAGTCCGCCCGCTTGTGGTCGCTTGCTGTGGGGGTGGGCAAGAATGAATAGGCGTTCGCGGTGGTGCGGCGCCCCGACGTCGGATGCTCGTAGAGTTGTCCATTGTGCATCCCACCCGATTTCGGCAAGGTCTTTGAGGACAGTGTCAAGGCCGAGTGTGAGATGTCCACGTACGTTCTCGAACACTGCGAGTCGAGGTCGAAGAGACTTAATTGCCTCGTAGACGTGGGGCCAGAGGTGGCGTTCGTCATTAGTTCCTTTCCTGTACCCTGCCTGCGAAAACGGTTGGCACGGATAACCAGCGGTGAGGATGTCAATCGATGGCACGCTCCTCCAGTCCACGCGGGTCACGTCCCCCAGGTTCGGCACCTGCGGGTAGTGATGTTGGAGGATGCGGGCTGGGGCCGGGTCAATTTCCGCAAACCACACGGGCTTCGCGTCCAGCACCTGCCGCACACCCATCTCCAGGCCGCTGTAGCCTGCGAACATGCTGCCAATCCTCACTTGACTTCACACCACCAATCCGTCTCCGGGGTCTTCGTGGCAGCGTTGTAGTGGCTTGATTCTCGGTACACAGTGCCAGGGCCGCAATGCTCACTATTATCATTCTGCGAGTCGATTAGGTGGAACATCGTGACGAAGCAGCCCACAAAAGAAACGATCCCTATCGCGAGAATGCTCCCTCCACTTATCCAGCTATCGTGCAGAATATCGAAGGCTGCTAGGCAAATGAATGCGCTCATCGAGAGCCATGCCATAAAACCTATGACCGCAGCAGCCATGAGTACGTACTCCATGCGAATATGCTTCCTGTACGAATCAGAATGGCGGCGCTTGATCTTGCTGCCCTGCTTGCGCCGGCGGCGTTGACCATGCTCCACTGGTGGCCGTTTGACCCTGCTGGGCGGCGTCATTCCACGACTGTTGCGCCTGATTAGGCTGCTGCTGTTGATCGCCTTGCCCCCGCGGGATGATGGTTACATCATCGGCGTTAATCTTGTGCTTCGAGCGCTTCCCGCCGCCATTCTTATCCTCCCAAGTGTCCTGCTTGAGGGCACCGACAACGAGGACGGGGCGCTTCCCGTTCTGCGTGTATTCGTGGTAGAAGTTTTCGCCCTTCTTGCCCCACATTTCCACATCAATGAAGCATGGTTCGCCGTCTTCCCACTGCTGGGACTGACTGTTATAGCGGCGGGTGTTATGCGCAACGGTGAACGCCACAACGGAACGCCCATTAGGCGTGAATCGTTGTTCTGGGTCGCGGACTAGGTTCCCATCAATTACGGTCAGGTTAGTCATTTACTTGTCTTCCTGTAGTTCGTTCCAACGCTGGCGGCCTAGGTCGATGACTTCTTCGGGTACGTCACCGTCGTTGCGGATTTCTTGCATGAAGCTAGTAACTTCATCCGCGGTGGTGAGCCCGGCGAGGGCCTGCTTGATGTCTTCTACGAACTGGTCTGGTTGTTCGTCTTGATGTTTCTTTTTCAGCTTCGGTGCCGGCGCTGTCAAGGCTTGCTGTGCTACATCCTGGCGGGTGGCTTTTTGGTGAATGGTTTCAGTGGTATCCACGAAGCTTTCAGAGTCGAAGTAGACGTCCCCTAATTCGTCGGGGAATGCCTTTCGAAATGCGCCGGCGGCGGCATTCTTTCCCAGCATGAAGGATGGCTTAGCATCCCACATGGGTGTTAGGTTTCCGTTTTTCCCAAAGGTTTGCTTGGACTCATCCCAAGTAACAACATGCGGGAATGGTTCACCGTCTCGGTACACAATGACCTTCGCGAACTCCGGGTACCCCATGCGAGAGACGTTCCACGTATCTCGCCATTCTGTCTCCTGCCCGGTGGACTGGTCGATTCCCTTGTATAGCCATTCACCTTCTCGGTAGGTTCCGCCTTCTTGTTTGGCGATACGCCGGGCGGTACGCCTTGCCCCACCAATACCGACTTGGAGCGTGTAGGTTTTCCCGTTCTTGGAGTTGCGCTCAATAAGGGAAATTTGTGATGGGTCTTGCGGGTTGAGTCCTAATGCGTCAGCGCGGGCAAAGAACATTTTGAGGTGATTAGCGGGGATTTGTTGGTATCCCAATTGCTCAATCAGTGTCATTTCCTGCTGGTTGAACTTGGCAATTTCGTTGCTCATGGTTAGTTCTCCTTGATTTGTGCTGCGAGGATGCTGGTGACGATGTGGATTGCTTCTTCGCGGGTGAATCCTGCTTCGATGTGAGCGGATACCATGGATGCGTTGTTTCCTGCGAACTCGCGGTTTACACTGCTGGCTTCTGGTAGTTGCTTTCCCCAGATTGGCATTAGATGTTCCTTTCGTCGTCGAATCGGTCGAGGGTGATTTCAGTGAGTACGAAGGCAGTATTTACGTCGTGGCCGTGCCGGGTGAAGTGCTCCATGAGGTAGGTGGCTTGGTCGGCGAATGCGGTGAGGGCGGCGTAGTTGGCGTCAGTGGCGGTGCGGGCCACCTCCAAACGCCGGTGTGGCATGTCGCTTGGTTTGTTCATAGTTGTTGTCGTTCCTGGTCGATGGTGGTTTCTATCTCGTGGCAAAGGTCGCGCAATTCGGGGAAGGTGTCTCCGTGGTCTCGCATCCAATCCAGGACTTCGCCTTCGAGGCGTGCGAGGGCAATTTTCTTTGCTTCTTTGCTGGGGACGATGGTGTAGATGTCCATTAGTTGACTACCTTTGTGAGTCGTAGGCGGGGGGAACCACGGCGGGTTTTGGTGTTGAACTCGGCGAATAAGTCCGGGTGGGCGGACTTAAACGCCTTGGAATCAAACGTCTTCGAATCCTTAGTGGTGGACACGCTGACCTTGTAGCCAGCATGAGTACCGGCGTAGGACTCGCCGAGGAGCTTTAGCAGGTCTTTCTTGTATGTCTTTGCCAGGTCAGACCAGGTGGAGGCTTTTTCCTCAGCGTCCGCTAGCTGCGCCACGAGGTCTTCTACCTCGTCGGCGTCTTCTAGGCTGGTGACCTCACCCATCCAGTCTGGGGTAGTGCCTTCCAGCCAGGCGAACCAGTCTGCGGCGGTGAGCTCCAACTCCTTGCAAACATCGCGGTCATACAAAATGGTGTGCGATTCACACTCCCGCGGGGTGAACTCGCCGTCTTCTTCGTCGTAGTACTCCACCAGTAGGACACAGGCTTCCGCCCCGGCGTGCCACATGTTGGCTTGTATTTGCAGGTAGTAGCCATCCGGGCACCAGTCATGGAAGCGGCCGCCGGTGAATTGGTGCTTGGCGGTTTTAATCTCACCAATCACTTCCCCATCCGCACTGAACAAGTCCGGGGTGCCGCAGAGGCGGTCATCGTCGGGGTTAATAATGATGGTTTGCGGGTCGGCGTTATATTCCAGGCTGCTATCAATATCCAAGACCAGTGGGGCCAGGACGGGTTCGCGAGCGGTGCCCCAAACCGTGTAGTCATTACCGCCCCACCGCTTCCCTGTTTCTTTCTGCTCGCGTATCTCCTGCCACGCCCTAGCCGTCTTACTCAGGTGAATTCCCGCCAATTCCGTCGATGTGAGATGCTGGCGGCGGAACTCCAGCCAATCCTCTGTACTTTCAGGTTCGTATTTATGCAGTTCCAAAGCGTGCCTGCCTTTTCGTCGTGTTGACCAGCGGATTATCTAGAATATGGCGAGCATTGCGCGCATGATTTTCACAGAACCGGAAACCCACCCCATAGCTCATGTTCCTGCCCGTTAGTAGGCATCCGTAGTAGAGACAGCGGCCGGGGGATTGTCGTTTACCCGCGATGAATTTGCGCGCCTCCCCGGCGGTTTTAAATCTTCGCAACCCATCGCCAATATCAACCCACCAAAGGTCGTCGTACATGCGGGGCTGATACATGCTCATAATGTCTTGTGCTTCAGTGGCCATAGACTCACATCCAGACTGGTGGCACGGAGATTACCCAGTGGAAGATGAAGCCAACCATGCCGCCGAAAATGCCGGTGGCCCAGGCAAATCTCATGCGTTTAGCGGCAGTATCTTTCCAGTAGGCAAGCTCCTTGTAGCTAGCTTCTTGGCGTGGGGGGCGGTTAGTCTTCTGCATGGCGTAGTTTCCTTTCGTGGGCGTTAACAAGTCCGGTGATGTGGTGGGCTTGTGCAGCGCCATCCTTAATTTGGCGGCGTACCTTCTCCGGTAGGTGGGTGTAGAGGTAGATGTGCTGGTAGGTCTTTTCGATGTGCCTCAGCTGGGATATTGCTTCGGGCAGGGTGATTTCGTGAGCCAATGTTTTATCTCCATTTCATGCTGAATTTCAGGGTGCGGCGACGACGATGCCGACCTCGATGGAGCAGGGCCTTTAGCCAGCTCATGCGATTGCTTCCGGGTCGAGTAGCTGGTCGATGACGCGCTTTGGGAATACAGTCCGGGCGCCGACCGTGATGGGGCGTAGTTGCGGGACGGTTCCTTTGTTCACGTGGTCGTAGAGTGTGGATGGGGCGATGCCGAGCATGCCGGCGACTTCTGGGACTGAGTATGACCTTTTGGTAGTGTTCATAGTGTCCTTCCAGGGATTGATTGGCCCCGCGTAGTGTGCAGCTACGCCGGGGCCTTCTTTGTGTTCGAGAGGTGGGTGCAGGGGCGGGACAAGACATGAAAAATCCCCACATACCCTTCACTTACGGTGCAGCGTTCAATCACCACACCCACCCCCAGTGCCGCGCCCGGGACTCGCACCCGGGGAGTAGCTATTTCACGGCCTCAATGTTTTTCGTGCCCACTTACGTGGAATTTGCCTCACCCTTGGCCCGCTACGGCGGTCAGGTGGTTTCAGCCTGTCGGCACTAGTGGTCATGGCGTTCTAAGACCCGCGCTCGCACTAGTAAGTAGTCCCACATGGACACGGCCCGGCTACTGTTCTCTGCCGGGATAGGCTCTCTATTCAGTTCTCTGTACAACGTGGCCTGCCAGTCCCTCGTCTATCCCCTAGGGAGGAATACAGGCGGCCTTGTGCCTATGCGGTGGCTCGCACACCGCTGCCTGCTCGTTAGGCTGATTTATGCGGCGAAATCCTCCACCGGGGCAAACTCTCGAGCCCATACCGCGAAGGTCAGAGCACCAGTGGCGCGCATCTGCGCCGCAATCATCTGCGCGCCCTGCACCGCCTCACCACGAGCGGCGAAGTCACGATTTCGTGCAGCATCTTCTGCTTCTGCCCACAATTCGAAGTCGCGGGCGGTTGCAGATACGAGCTTTACGCGCTCCTTCACCGTCTTGACCTGTCCGCCGTTGATGACGGTGTTCTCCACAGAAATCGGTAGGTGCCCAGTCACACTCCAATCGAGAGGCAACTGCCCAGTGCGGTAAAATTGGCGCATAAGGCTATTTCCAGCCTTCGTTGCTTTGCCCTCCACATCACGGGCGAGGTTTCGTACGTAGTCACGAGCTGCGGTGCGTAGTTCCTCCACACCGAGGTTGACTTCATCGGCTACATCGTCAACCCAGTCACGCTCTTGTTCGCCGTAGCGTTCCGGGCGGGCCTTGTTCAGTTTGTTGCGGAGTTCATCTCGGAGCGACATGGTTAATTGCCTTTCAGGTAAGTGTTTTCAATTTCGAGGAACCGGTCGCGGATTCGCGGTTCGCAGGCTTGGAGAATTTCGTTGCGTTCCGGGTTGGTCGCCATGTCAAGTCCGGTGCCGAAGTTCGTCACGAAGATTTCGACGTAGCGGGCGTGGCGGTTGATGCGTTCCTCGGTTTCTCGGCGTTCAGATTCTTCCGCTTTGCGGCGTTCTTCCTCTGCTTGGCGGATTTCTTCACGCTCTTCTTGGATTGCGGAGAAAGCAGCGCGCATGTTGGCAAACGCGCCCTCCGGCTTTGAATCCAGCCATTCTCGTGCGGCGGAATCATTGTCGAAGAACTCTTGGGCGCGTTGCTCGCGCTCTTCGGCCTGCCGGGCGGCTTCAACCTTGCGAGCTTCGGCAGTTTCACGCTCTTCCTTTTGGCGGCGCGCCTGCTCATATTTCTTGTTGAGTGAAGCTTCGCCGTCTCGCACCTCAATGAGATGCGCCGGGCCAAGCTCGTCCATGACAAGGCCAGCGCAGCGTAGCGACTCACGTTCGGCGCTGCCCTGTAATCCAGAATTCTGGATTATGGAGTTTCGCATCCACCGACCGTTCTTACGTTTCTCATGCCCGAGAATGAGCGCGGTGGACGCGGCAGCGATTTGCACCGTCATCGACTCACGGCGACCCGTGGTGTTCGCACCAATGACGAACTCTTTATAGTCATCGTCATCGCCTTCGCGAGTCTCAAACGCTGGCTCCACACCAGCCTGCTTGCACGCAGCCAAGCGGTTACGACCATCAAGCACTTCACCTTGCGGGGTGAGCACAATCGGATGGATAAGACCTACTGCGGCAATAGACTCTGCCAGCTCCCCTAGCTCTTCTTCACTCGCCATGGGGAAGGCGTCAGCATATGGGTGATTACCTTTGATGTGCATTAGAATTCCTGCCCCCATCCCTGAACGGAGATGGTTTTCATGGTTTCGGCTAGTCCTGGGTCGTTGTCGATGATTTGGCCAATGATTGGTGCGATTCCACGGAAGGCGTGCGCCAGCATGATTCCTGCGAGGTCAGGAGACTTGGCGGTTTGGTTGATGCTTGCCAGCCATTCATCAACGTCGTCATCGGTGCGTACGGCCGCGAGGAATTCATAGCCGTATTTCAGGGATACGATGCTCATGTCTCCCATGTCAGGAAGGGTGAAGAATCCGGCTGGTAGTCCGTCCTCGTCGTGCGCTAGGACGGAATGCTTGTTTGGCTCAAAAGGATGGTTAGCGAACCAATCCTCACGGGCCTTTTCAATCCTGTTGTCCATGTGATATGCTCCTTAGAGGTTTTCTTATTGGCCCCGCTTCGGCGGGGCTTTTTATGTGCTTCACTTAATTCAGGGCAACCAGCCCTAGAAAGTGAGGTGAAAAATGATGGAAAATTCAGATTCTTCGAGCCAAGAGTTTGGGTTTGAGGACGTGGAATGGCGACTACGGGAAATAGGCCTTTCCGTAACCCCGGACTTAATGGCGGAACTTGCGCCTCTTGCTGAGAGACTCCCGGTCGGTGACGTCCCGATTGAGGAAGCGGTCACGGAGTACACGCAGTTTTCGAAGCAAGCCATTGCGACGATTGCGTTGAAGATGTCGCTTTTGGAGAAGCGAATTCTCGACCTTGAGGGTCTCGATGAGATGTAGTACCTGCTCCTTGTTGTAAACCGGTCCTCCATCGATATTTACGGTCGCCCCTGGTGTTGCAGCGCCGGGGGCGTCCTTATTTTCCTGTGACATAAGCTCTCCTTTTCTTTTAGGCGGCCAACTCGAAGCGTCCATCCAAAAACCGGGCAACGAAGTATTCTTGGCCCTTACCGGTTACTTTTGGGGTTTTGGAAACGGTGACATGACCATCTGAGTGCGTAACTGCCGTTTCCTTGACCTTAAATAGGCCCATGTCCATTGCTTTCTGGGTGGGGCTGTTCCAATCGGATCCTTTCCGATTGATGAGAAACCCGTTAGTACGCAGCCACGCGAACAGGCGAGTCGCGCCGATGTCGATACCGTTGCCCTTGAGAATCTTCGCTAATTCCCCCACGAGGATTGTTGACTTGGATGCGCCGACCGCGTTTGCAAACAGAACCTTCGGAGCATCGGATTGGGCTTGAGTCTCCAACTCTGCAACCTTTGCCCGCTCTTCCTTAAGCTCCGTCGCCAGGCGGATAATGAAATCCGGGTCCGTCAATGCTTGCTCTGCAGCTTCGGCAGTGAGATACCCACCACGCTTACGAATCGACGGGAGGACTTCGTGAGTAACCCAGCGCTTGAACTCGCGGGCGGCTGGGACGCGGGATTTGAGGATGCAGGCGTATAGGCCAGCTTCGGTGATGACGGTCATTTCCTGCTCTCCACCAAGGGTGGGCACAATCTGCCTACCCTTTTCGTCGGCATCGAGCATTCGGGTCATATCTTTGGCTGCGGCGTATCCGAGGACTTTGGCGACGTCGCTAGCGACCCAGCGCGGCTCGCCATCATCCACAAGAACGCGAACCTCATGGCCCTGGAAATCGAACGGTTGAATGCTCATGGTATGATTCCTTACGTGTTTCTGATTGCCCCGCCTCGTGCGGGGCTTTTCTTATGCGGCGACGACAGTGGTCATCTCGTCAACAACAAGGATTCGGTTTGGGCGCGCCCCAAGCGCCGCTAACGCTTGAAGAACCGCAGGCTTTGGTTCGCGAGTCTTTATGGCGTCACGCCAGGTCTTGCGGGTTACCCCCGTTTCACGTTCAAGGTCAACGAGAGACGAAAGCTTGTGAGCGCGCTTCACGCGGTCAAGTTCGTCAAGACTGAGCAGGAACATTCTCATTTCCTCCTTTCATTTCCTGTTGTGAGAACAATTTAACTCACCGCCCCGCGGTGCGCAAGTGTCTTCTCGGCATTTAGGCAGGAATTTTTACATTAGTGCAGATAATTAACCGTTTGACGGGTAGAAATTTACCCATTATGATTCCAAGTTATGAGCAAAGAAACAGACTGGTTCGCCAGCATGGCTGGCCGTCGAGTCACCGTTACTGAAATTGCCGAATATCTCGGTGTCTCCCGACGTACCGCCACCGACCACGTAAACGACGGACTGACTTCGGATGAGCTCATTACCGTCAGCCGCAAAATTGAGATTTCCCCAATTCACGCCCTAGTAGAACTAGGAAAGCTCACCTACCAAGAAGCTTTCGATTTCCTGGATGGAGACGGGCAACTGCTTGCCACAGCGTCCACCGACCAGCTCATCTACCAGCTGGCAGAGGATGGACTATCCCCAGCACAAAAACTTAACCTCGGCTCCCACTTGCGAAAAGCACGAAAAACAGCCCCTCATCTCACCCCCGTGTCCGGCGCGTCTGCTTCACTGCATGATGACGATGGCGGTATCGTCCGCGAGTTTGACTGGGAGGAGCCGCACGCCGCGGATAGCAGTCCAGACGAAGACAAACTTCGAGAAGAACGAGGAGAAGACCTAATCGACTAAATAATGTTCGGAAATTCCGAAAAGAAGCAGGCCACAGGGTCTAATCTCAGCCACATAAAACGAGGTGAATATTCGATTGACTACTCCCCTTGACGCCCTCATCGAGGTCGCCGAGTCACGCGGATACGGCATCCGCTGGCACAAGGGCGGGCCCAAGGCCGCCTGGCAGCCACACCGAAAAATCGTCACTATCCGCCTCGGAATGAGTGACGCCACCACAATCAGCGCCCTGGCGCACGAGCTTGGCCACGCACACTACGGTGACCCACCCGGCCACCACGGGGCACACGAGTACCGCGCCGACCGCTTCGCGGCACGCCTACTCATATCCCCCGTCGAATACGCCGCAGCAGAATCAATCTACGGACCACACCCAGCAACCCTCGCCAACGAGCTAGGCGTCACGGTCAAAGTCCTCAAAACTTGGCAAACCCTCTACGAAAGGACAGCAGCATGAAAAAGCTCTTCCCCATAATCCTCACCATTCCCCTCGCCCTGGCGGCGTGCAGCAACGACACCGAGCCGGAGCCGGGCACCACACCCACGACCGAGGTAGAGGCGGCAGAAACATCGTCCGCAGCACCCACTGACGGCCTGGACTATGACCGTGAAATCGGCGAAGAACTCCAACTCGCTTCCAGCCCTACCAATGACGTCGTTCTCAAGGTCACGGACATCACCCTCGGTGAGGAATGCCGCTACGGCACCTACGACTACGGCAACGAGCCCTACGACCTCGACGGCAAGCAGTACCTGCAGGTAACGGCGGAGGTCGACGCGAAGCATGTCGTGACCGACGCCGGCGGCGACTGGATAACCCTCAACGACCCGGACATTCTCGACGCGGATGGTTTCACGCAGACTACCGGCCCTGCCATGGACTGCCAGAATGCGGACGATGGTCACGAAATGTGGAGCACGACCATTCACAGTGGTGAAAAGAAGCGCATCTACGGCGCTTTCGAGGTTCCCCAGGGTGTCGAAAAAGTCAGCATTGAGGGTTACTCGTTTGATGTGAAAGACCTGTAAAACGCAAAAAGTCGCCCCTGCCTTGTTCAATGGCTGCGCACCATTTTGAACAAAGCAGGGGCGTCACAAACCCAGCACAAGGGTCCGGAAGTGTCGCCCAGGGCGTATTGCAGCCCTGGCTAACAAGGAGCATCATAATGGCTATCCAAAAAAGACTCAACAAAGCAGGAAAAACTGTTTACATCGCCCGGTGGCGCGACCCCGCAGGCAAAGAGCACTCCAAAAGCTTCACCCGGCAAAAAGAAGCCAAAGCCCACGTTCAGGAAATGGAGCGCGACAAACGCCTCCACAAGTACCTCCCCGAGGCAGAACAGGACATTACCGTCAAAGAGCTGTTCAACCGGTGGATGAATGACCGCCCGCTGCGCGAGGCGAGTCTTGTCCAGTATCGGAATGTACGCGACCGGCTTTTAGGTCCGCTTGGGCAGTGGCCAGCTCGCCAAGTCACTTCCGCCGATGTTAATGAGTGGGCCAATCAGCTTCGCACGTGCCGGCATTGGCTCGCCCCGGACGATAAAGGGATTGCAGAGCGGTCAGTGCGAATCATCTTGAGTTGGCTGCGGTCCGCGTTCACCTACGGGGTGGATAATGACCTGGTGGGGAAAAATCCTGTGCGGGTGCCGAAAAAGGATACCGCGGTGGAGCCCGACGCGATTCCTACTTTGAGTGAGATTCAGCGCGTTATTGATGCTGTGGAGCAGGGTGGCGTCGAGTATGTGTCGGTACCGCGTAAAGGTATGCCGCCGCGGCGGTGGGCTTACCGTCCGGATAGGTCCATGGCGGACATGCTGAGGACGGCCACTTTGACCGGTATGCGTATCTCTGAGCTGTGTGGCCTGCTGGTCGAGGAGGTGGACCTGGAGGCGGGTGTGATTCGGGTCAGGAAGCAGCTATCGAAGTCGGTCCCCCGGCGGCGGGTGGAGCTGAAATCGTCGCACTCCCGGCGCGATGTACCAATTGCGAGCGAGCTCGTCCCAGTGCTTAAACGCGTTATTGGCGGGCGTGAGGACGGGTTTCTGTTCGTCAATGGTGGCGGCGGGCCGGTGCATGCGAATGTGGCGGCGCAAAAGGTGGCCCGTGCGGGGAAGGCTGTAGGCGCGGAGCGGGTGCACTTTCATGCTTTGCGGCATCGGTTCGCGTCGTCATTGCTGACGGGTGGTGTGCCGGTCCAGGACGCGGCGCGGGTTTTGGGGCATACGCCGACGACGTTGATGCAGACATACGCGCATGTTTTGGACGGGTCTCAGGAGCGTGTTGCGGGCGTGATTAATTCTGCGTTGGGATGCGGGATTTCTGCGGGATCGCCTCGGTTGACGGTGGTGCATGGAGGTCAGGAAACCCCCGCTTAGCTGGTGTTTTGTCTGCCTGGTTGCGTGTTTTTTACTTGATGCTGATGATGATATTGCGGCGGTTTTGTGACCTGTGGGTTGGGTGTTTGTGCTGGTCACAGAGTTTCAATACGTCCGATAATTCCGGCGATTCCAGTGGATCTGGAGTGAATTGCGGGATTTTTGCGGGATTTTGGGGACGGTTTTGCGGGATTTTGGACCCCAGTTTCACCCCACTTGGCAAGTACGCCGACCAGCACGATGTGGACGTCATCATCGACGAGCTGATTATCTCCAGCGGAACCGAGGCCGACCCACAGTTCTACGTCGACCCGGACGCTGACTTCTGGGCCGTAGCCGCTTCCCACGCCCTGTAAAACGACGAAAAGACCCCACCCGGGGCGGGGTGGGGTTTATCCGTTGATGACGTCCTCATGCACATCGGGTGGGAGCTGGGCGGCATCTAGCTGCACATCGTGTTTTTGGGTGATGCGGCGCAGGCCGTTGACGGCGGCCCAGTATTTCCGCCGGGTGGTCTCCACAATCTCTTGTAGGGATTCCACCCGGTCGCGCAGAGCGTCGATTTGGTCGGATTGGGCCTTGAGCTCTTCCTGCTGCGCGTCGATGCGTCGCATGATGGAGTCGGTGAATGCTTTCCACTCTGGCTTGTCCGACTCGATGCGTTTGGCGTCGCGGGTGGCTTGGGCTGTGACTTTCGTCCCGAGGTAGGTGAGGATGGCGGCACCTATGACGCCTATGAGCGTGGCGGCCTCACCGCTGATTGTCATAATGCCCCCTTAATTTCGGGTACCTCCAGCTTGTCGGGGGCGCGGCCCCTACCGAATGCCCAGAGGGCGAGGAGGGTGATGGTGGCGTAGCCGATGGCTGTGACCCACCCACGACCACCGAAGACGATGAAACTGACTGCCCACATGAAGTGAATGCCGATACCCAGGCCGACGGCCAGGGGGCGGGCGTGCCGCAATGGGATGGCGGCCAGGCAGAAAAGGCCGATGGTGAGCCACACCCACGACCATGTAGATGGTTCCGCCAGCGACTCCAAAAAGTGCACTGGCTTGCGGCGTTGGTCCACAATCATCGGGAGGTATGAGGAACCGCGCACGATGATGGAGATACCGATAATGGCGAGGCCAGCGGCATCACTGGTGAGCCATGCACGCATCTTGCAGGAATCCATACGCATCACTCCCCTGCGGTGGTGGGGCCGCTGTAGACCGGCAGGCCCGCAGGCTGTGCCTCCAAGTGGGCGCGGTCAGCCTGCCCCGCTAGGCGCGGCCCCATGGATGGGGTGACACCATCAATCGTCAGCCGGTTGACCAGCGTGGTGAGGAAAAAACCCACGCCACCAACAAGGGCGATAGTCCACTCTGGGGCGTCCGCATAATAGACGGGGATGATGCCCGCCACCCATGCCAGGGCTTGGAGCACCAGCATGATGCTGCCCTTGTAGCGCAGCCACCACGGCTGCTCACGAAGCTCAATCGCGACGGCGTCAGCGACCTGCTCCGAAATGCCTGCCAGCGCGTCCTGCTTATAGTGCTTGCCCATTACTTCCTCCCGATAATCTGGTCGAGCTTCTTTTCGACTCGCACAAGGTCACCCCGAAGCGCGGCCACCGCATCCACCAAGGTAAGGTCTTGCCCCCGGTCATTCTTCCCTAATTGGGGCCAGCCCTTCCCCTTTGGGCCACGTAGCTGCGTCCAAATCTCTTGGATTGCATCAAATTGTGGGCTGAAATAGCCGGTGATGAAGTCGGTGAAATACTTAGTGGTCAATGCAGATTCTTTCTTCGGGGCTGGTGCCGCAGGTGCGGGGGCGGGAGCGCCGGAGGTCATGCGGTCGTACCACTCTTGTGCCCGGCGAATGTACGCATCATGGTATTTATGCCCTGGGCGCAGGTGATACGGGCATGAGGTCGAACCGCTGGATTCAATATTGTGGAAGCGAACGTTCTTGCCCGACTCTGGGCGCCCTAGTTTGTAGTAGCGGCATAGAGCAGCGACGAGGTGGGCACCCGCTTCACGGGTGGCGTCACTGATTGGCCAGTCTTGGTCAGGCCCGGCACTGTTGGAGTGCTCAATACTTAGCGAGCGCTGGTTCGAATACAGATTCGCGTTAGACCATGCAGTATCCGTGTCATTGACGGCTTGGCCAATCATGCCGGTGGGCGATATGGCGTAATGCGCGCTGGCTGGCCGCTGCTGCCAGACTCGTACGCAGTCGTCTACGTCTCCAATCATGGCCATGTGGTGGAGGGTGACGAATTCGATTCGTGCTCCGCCGCGGCCGGGTGTGTAGTGCTTGTTGAGCAGGTTGTATTTGTCCGGCTCGATGTTTTCCCAATCCATACATATCCTCCTGTGGATATAAGTAAAGCCGCCCGAGGGCGGCGGTCAGGGCTGGTTGATGGGGCTTTATTCGCTGGTTTCTTCCCAGCTACCATCGGTGCCGGGTTCGGCCCGGTTGCCGTCTACGGTGGAGCGCCAGGTTTTACCCTGGTGGGTGACTTCCGCCCCTGCGGGGTAGAGCTCTTCCTTGTTGGCGGGTTCGCGCCATGCGGGCGGGCCCGGGGCCTCCTCCGGCACCTCCGGCACAGCGTCTTCCTTAGGTGGGTTGTACACCTCCCAACCGGAATCCGGGGCGCTTGGCCGGGCGTAGTTCAGCCCGTCGGCGCGGTTGATGTAGATGCGCCCGTCATCCAGCACCGCCTCACCCTGCATGTACGCCTTATGCGTGCGGCCCTGCGGGTCTACCCACGCAGGCACGATGCCGTCGCCGTTAATCGCGTCCTGTTCAGTCGCTACCTCCGGCCGGGTGATTTCCCCCTGCGCGGCCAAATCCTGAATCAGGCCCGCCTGCGCCTCCTCCACCGCAGGCAACGATTCGCGGCGCTTCACCTCGTCGGCAAAAATCCAGCGGCGTAACTCCGCAAAATCAGCCTCATCTAGGGCCTTAATTTGCTACTTAATCTCTTCCATCATTTCCTCCAAATTAAATTCGTTCGTAGTAGGACTGTGCAATACCCGGAATGTCAACGGCTGCGGGTGAAGCTCCACTCGAGCTGGTATGAGCCTGTTTCACGCGGAAGCGTTGCTTCTGGAAGGTGAACGTGTCACCCTCCACGTATTGCACGCCTGCGGCCCATTCACCACGGAAGCGCCCACCGGAACTGTCGGGCGTATCGGAATTTATCTCTATGAGTGGGTCCACCCCGAAAAATACGACCTGCGCATACCCGTCACCGCCTTTACCGCCGTCACCTGCGGAGGTAAAGAAACTGCCACTCTGACCACCTGCGCCACCACCGCCGAAACGGCCCCCCCCCCCACGGGGTGGGGGGGCTAGGGCATCGATGACCAGTGAGACCCGCATGTGGTCTGCGAGTGCATAACCTGCA